AAAAGGAACATATCGAGTATGTACCCAGTGGCCAAGGCCCTACCGTACATGCTTGGCATGTAGTAGGAGATCATCTCCTACCAAAAGGCGCAATAGGTTTAAACAGACTGAGTCTGTTAAGCCGCGTGACCAGCGCCGACGTAAGCAAGATTATCTTGCCTATGACGTGTTGACCAACTAGTTGGTTGACATATACACACCAGCTATGCTAGTGTCGTTCTCGCCCTATACGTTTCGACCACATCCCCGCCTCATCGAGGGGGGTTTGGAGAGTGCATAGGGTCTCTGCAATCCGCTTTCTTTGAATGTAGATTGCATCACTTCTGGGAGGTTCAAATCTAATTTGTCCGTCCCATGTTGCGACGAAATTACTGAACTCTTTTTCATTCGCTTCTCTCTCTTCGAGAGAGGGGTTCATGTCAAAGGTTTCCAGTATGTCGCAGAGGAGATCAGCTTCCCGCTGCTTGAAGCTGCGGGTTTTGAAATCCTCTTCTAGCGACGGTTTAGGCAACGCTCTAAGAGCGTTACTTCTTGACCCATCGATGAGTGAGAATGCATTTGCTTCCATGTACGCTTGGCGTGCAAACCAGGACTCTTGTGCAGCTTTAAGCTGCGCAGCTTCCTGCGGAAACAATTCTTCCCACTCATGCTTCGGGATTCCTGCTGAAAGCAGGACCGTTCGCATAGATCGTCTAAGACGGTCGTACTCAATCTTTTTGGGTTCTTCCCGCATATATGTGGGAAGAGAGACTAGTACTTCTTTGAAGTACGTTGGCCTCTCGAATAGTTGGAGAGCTTCTCCAAACTCTATGAAGCCCTTTCTTTGAGCTTCCATCCTCCGGTTCTTCCGGGAATGTCGAACCCATTCTTCAGGAGAGATACCTAGTATCTCCCTCATCTCGGACTCGGTTTTGGAGTCTCCGACCATCTCAAAGATGGCCCGGAGTTGCTCCTCCACTAAAGTCTTCGAATTTAGACCTCTGAAAGAGGTCCCCGAAGAGTAGGATTTGAGTATGTTCTCTAGCCTGAAATTGCCTGCGTTACGCAGACAAGCTCCAAAGGCCTGCCTGATTGCATCAGGTATGGTCTCGGCTAGATCGATGAGGCTGAATGATTCAGCTTCATCCGGCCTAGGGACAAAATTTAGTCCTCCAAGCCACTTTGGGAGATAGATGTACGGACTTCTAAAGTCTATAAATCTATTCATTCGTTGGTAGAATCTAGAGACGGCTACCGTCTGCAGGTCCTTCCATGACTCGTCGAGCCATGCCAACTTCTGAACTAAATCCCGTGTTTTTCCAAATGCGGGATTAGTCTCCGTCCGCACCTCCGTCACCTTGGAACAAGGTGAGAAAAGCCTGACCTTTAAGGCCTCGACTTTGAGGTGTGAAGAGTAGTCCCTCTCCCATAAGGGTCTTTCATCGTAGAACTTGACCTCAGGTGTCCTGAGAACGAGTTCTTCGGTAAAGAAAGAGGTAGTCTTCGAAATGAAGGCCTTCTCTTGAGAGACTACTGCCCCATTCCAGCCTAGGACTGATTTAATCAGTCTCAGATAACGTATGGGGCCGATCGCGATGTGGTCGTCGCCTGCGGATGCGAAGCATCTCCATGGTGACGGGCGGTCAGGACGTCCGAGCATTTGCTCGAATGTTTTCCCTGATATCTCGCCGGTATATCTAAGATATGCCTCCTCCTCTGACGCTAACATCATTAGCATCAAAGCGGACTTTGTTCCCGGATCTCCCATAAGGGAGCCCCGGCAGGTCCGATCGAGATCGAAAACGTAATCCTTGGGCCCTTCAAGGACCCGAGGATACGTGAGCAGTTCTATACAGAGCTGCATGTAGGGAGAGTCGATCTCGGCTCCCTCCACAAAACCGCGTAATAATGGGCGTAAGTAACAGTGCTCCAGATATTCTGAAGCCTGTGTAAGGTCGCTAGTCAGGAAATAAAGGTCTTTGACCTTGTCAATTTCCTTATAGTGACCTAACCTTTTAATCCACTCATAGGCCTGATAGGTCCGTGAGAGGCCCGCCCTAGCGGCTGGTACCAATCTCAGATTGGCGACCATTTCATGGCCGTATGGACTGAGTAACGTAGTTAACCAGTCCTCTGCGACCGTAATAGTTCGTACCTTACCACCGGGTTCCCCGATTGGTGAGGCACGTACGTGAGGATACCGATCCAGTTTAAAACTGAATTTGCCTTTGTCTTCTAAAGGGATAAAGGGCTTTGCCTTTATCGTACCCAGACGTATTCCTTCTTCGAAGGAAAACTGGAGAAGCTGATAGCCTGTGTACTGGTCCAAACCAGCCATCAGGTCTTCATGCTTAAATTCGGAGAGGTCAGTGCAGAACTCTTTGAGTTCTTGGGTCTCTAAGAGATCCTCACCGCCTTTGTCGATCACGTGACGGCACATTGTCTGGTATCTCCGATACCCGACTGTGCGATTATAGGGCATACCAAATATGGTATGTCCATATTCGTCGACTGTGCTAACTTCGTTAGCCCAGGGACCGTAGCGTGCACCGATAGAGACGGCGCGACCACCTTTCCGACGCGACGATTCCATCGCCGCGGAATTTGATAGGGATAAGTGGGCGGACGAAGTCCAGCCTTCTTTCTTGTAGGACTTTGCAAGTCTTCCAAGTCTTTTCCCCATCAAAAAGAGGATCCTGATTCGATCAGGGTCTTCTATAAAATCTGGTCGTGGTCCGGCAATAACATTGCCGTGATCATTCAATCCAGCCCGTATATCTGAGATACACGGAGATGGAAGGCCCCTTGTGGAAACCAAGTGCATGATTCTCGTGCCTTGGTCCTTTGTCTGTAAACCGTCTGAGACGATTTCTGACAACCAGCACAATCCTGCCTGCTCTAAGAGCAAGGGACAGAGGGTCCCTTTCCTTTGGAAAGGGAAGGAGCTGACCAGTTTGGGGTATGGTTCTAGAGATCTAGAAGCCACTGCCTTCACGTGAGACGTGAAGGATTTCCATGCTTTGACTAAGTTCTGAGAACTCGGTCCATGGACCCCAAGGGAAATTGCCCATTTCCAAATCTTTTCTTTGAAGGGGAGGTTCGACCTCCAACCTTCTGGTGAAGACAGGAGCCAGGAGTCTTCGATTCCTAATAGGCAATTTATGAGACGGTCAAGTCTCTCGTGATCGCACAAGCTCAGCTTGTGTCTCACGTCTCGGGAAAGCTTATCCCATGGAGCATGGGATTTCAACCAGTTCAACCGGTCCACTACTCTGGCTCGCTTAGCGAACCATTTGTAGCCTTTCCCGGGCCCAATAATCCGATAGGTTAACATTACCGTCTCCCCTCTCTCTTCGAGAAAGGGGATCTGGCGAAGCGCGTCGTATAACGGCCTCTTCGCTTCCCCTACCTGGGCCTGACTCGCAGAATTATTCTGCGAGCTGTTCCTAAAAGGAACAGCAAACAGTTCATGGAGCGCTAATTCAGCGTCGGAGGGACCTTGGTCACCCCCTCCCCAGTTCGTGAATGTTGTCATCTCTCAGGTTTTGCAGTTTAAGA